TTTAACAAACTTTTTGGTATGGGTCTGTCGAATATGAGAACACCGCCACAATGTTTGCTTATACAGCGTTTTTTACCCTCTAATTTTTGTGCAAGTTTTTCTGCGTCTTTGATGTAGTCTTTGTTTATGACTTCTTCAAGTTTAAATCCACGCTTGAGATTACCAGGCGCACCAAAACGCTTTGCGGCTTCTCTGATTGCTGATTTCTCTTTGTAGGTTACATAGTTTGATGCTCTTGCACTTTGTCCCGGCCAACGTTTGTATATTCTCTGCATGACAGTATCTTGCTTCCAGTGTGGAAAGTCTAGATCTATATCTGGCAGATCGTCACGCTTGGGATTCATAAAACGTGATAGGGGTATGCGTTCTTGAATAGGATCCACATCCGATATTCCTAACAGCCAGCAGATAAGACTGCATCCTGCGGATCCTCGGGTAATGTGTGGTATATCTTTGGTAAGTTCCAGTATCTCTACAACTCTAAGGAAATGTTTGGAAAAGTTGAGATCTGCAATTATTTCTAGTTCTTCTTCTAGCCTTGTTTCGTATTCTTTACCTTGAGGTAACTGCCTTTTAAATGCCAATACGAGTTTTTCTACTTCATCTAATTTTGTGCTCATTTTTGTGCCTCTTGTTTGCCTAACCAAGATATTTATCACATGCAAGGAAATTTAATTTTTCACTTGACAACGCTAAATAAAACACGCATAATATATCTATGCGTTTAGGCATAACCATTAAGGCAATAACAAAGGAGGCACATAATGGCATCATTAGCTGAAATCCGAGCAAAGCTCCAAGAGCAAAACAACGGCGGCAACAACAAATCATCATCCCCTGGTGATAACGCAATTTATCCACACTGGAACATGCAAGAAGGTTCCGAAGCAGTACTAAGATTCTTACCAGATGGTAACGAAAGCAACACATTCTTTTGGGTAGAACGTGCAATGATCAAATTGCCGTTTGCTGGAATTAAAGGAGAAACTGATAGTCGTCAGACCATTGTACAAGTTCCTTGTGTTGAAATGTATAATGACGGACAGTCATGCCCAATTCTACAAGAAGTGCGTACTTGGTTTAAAGACCCAAGTTTAGAAGACATGGGTCGCAAGTATTGGAAGAAGCGTTCATATATCTTCCAAGGTTTTGTGGCCGAAGATCCTTTGAAAGAAGATTCTGTTCCTGAAAACCCAATCCGACGTTTTATTATCGGACCACAAATCTTCCAAATTATCAAAGGAGCATTAATGGATCCAGAGTTGGAAGAATTGCCAACTGACTATATGCGTGGTGTTGATTTCCGTATCAAGAAAACTTCCAAAGGTGGCTATGCAGACTATTCTACATCACAGTGGAGTCGTCGTGAGCGTTCTTTAAATGAGGAGGAAGCCGCGGCAATTGATAAGCACGGTCTGTTTAATCTTAACGACTTCTTGCCAAAGAAACCAACCGAAGTCGAAATGCAAGTAATGAAAGAAATGTTTGAAGCGTCCGTAGACGGTGAAGCATATGATCCCGATCGTTGGAGTCAATATTTCCGTCCTGCGGGTATGGCACAGCGCACCGGCGATCCTAATAAAGCACAGGCGCCAGCGCCTACACCTACGCCAACTGCGACTCCTGTTCCAGAGGTGAAAGAAGATACTCCTCCGTTTGATCCTGATCCAGCGCCATCAGCTGACACAAATTCTTCTACAACATCAGAAGAAAGCACTGAAGGCGCAAGCCGAGCACAAGACATTTTAGCACAAATTCGTGCTCGTAAAGGCCAAGAGTAATAACACGGCCCCCATCAGTTGCTGAAAAGGACTGCTTGGGGGTTTTTACGCTTTTCGAATAAGGAGTTATAATGGCAAAAGCATTTGATTTAAGTAAATTTAGGAAGAGTCTGACCAAGAGTATTGACGGTCTTGGTGTAGGATTCAATGACCCTACTGATTGGGTTTCAACTGGTAACTACGCACTTAACTATCTAGTGTCAGGCGATTGGCATAAAGGCATTCCGCTAGGCAAAGTAACGGTGTTTGCAGGTGAGTCCGGTTCTGGTAAGAGTTATTTCTGTTCTGGCAACATTGTTAAAGCCGCACAAGAACAAGGTATTTTTGTAGTTCTTGTTGATTCTGAAAATGCTTTAGACGAAGCATGGCTACATGCCTTAGGTGTAGATACTTCAGAAGAAAAACTTCTTAAATTAAACATGGCAATGATTGACGATGTTGCCAAGACAGTTTCTGAGTTTATGAAAGAATACAAAGATATGTCGGACGAAGATCGTCCCAAAGTACTATTTGTTATTGACAGTTTGGGTATGTTGCTAACACCAACAGACGTTGATCAGTTTGGAAAGGGTGATTTAAAAGGTGATATGGGCCGTAAACCTAAAGCACTTACAGCACTCGTTCGTAACTGTGTTAATATGTTTGGAAGCTACAATGTTGGTATGGTATGTACTAACCACACATATGCATCGCAGGATATGTTTGACCCAGACGACAAGATTTCAGGTGGTCAAGGCTTCGTATATGCTTCCAGCATTGTGATTGCAATGAAGAAGTTGAAACTCAAAGAAGACTTAGATGGCAATAAGACCACGACAGTGAACGGTATCCGAGCGGCGTGTAAAGTAATGAAAACACGTTATGCAAAACCATTTGAAAGTGTACAGGTAAAGATTCCATACGAAACAGGTATGGATCCATATAGCGGTCTTGTAGATCTCTTTGAAGCAAAAGGCGTATTGCAGAAAGATGGCAATCGACTTAAATACGTAGATGTCAACGGTGAAGAACATAAAGATTATCGTAAGGCATGGACGGGCGAAAAACTTGATATGGTAATGGAAGAATTCTTATTAAAAGAAAATGATTCTATTGCTGTTGACGAAAAAGCCCCTCTTCAAGAAGAAACTACGGAGACGGAAATAAATGAATGAAGATCTAATTGCTGACCTATGGCATGTATGTGTAGAACACATTCCGGTGGATAAAAGAGATGACGTTGCAGCAGAGTTTGTAAACGTCTTGGTTGAGTTTGATGTAAAAGAAGAAACGTTAAGCTCTCTGAAAGGTGTTGATCCGAATCTCGATAATGCTGTAGAATATGCACTAGATGAACCAGGCGAGTATTTTGATTAATGTGGTATGATAAAGTTTCTAGAGACATTTCTAGGATTCCTGATGCAATTCAATTTTTTTATGACGAACTAGAGGAAGCTAGAAAAGAAACCAAAATCACAGGACGAATCGAGCGAGCCGCGGCAGAGATGCCTGCTGTGGTTGAGACTCGATTTAGCCAACTTCAAGAAATTGAAGCTATATTAGAATACTTAAACATCGAACTTCGTCGACTGCGGAGTCAACATTTTCGTAAGTATTTAGAAAATTATCAACGAGCTTTGAGTTCTAGAGATTGCGAAAAATTCGTAGACGGCGAAGCTGATGTTGTCGACTTTGAAAAAATTATTAATGATTTTGCATTATTAAGAAATAAATGGCTAGGAATAACAAAAGCTCTTGACATAAAACAATGGCAATTATCAAATGTTGTAAAACTTAGAACTGCTGGTTTAGACGATGCGACTTTATAATGTTCAAAGTTTGGTGGTTTGCAAAAAATAACAATTTCGGTGATATTCTAACACCGTATCTATTAGATCACTTTAATATTCCCTACGAATATGTTAGCAGAGATAAAGCTAACATGTTTGTAATAGGATCTATTGCTCGCAGGGCAAATAACCATGCATTAGTATTAGGATCTGGGTGTTTTAGTGCTAAAGAAAAAGTTAATCCAAATGCTAGATATCTTTTTGTAAGAGGCCCGCATACTAGAAACAATGTATTACGTTCAGGCGGACAATGTCCACAAATTTACGGCGATGCTGCAATGTTACTGCCTGAATTTTGTTCAGAAAGCAAAAAGAAATACGACATAGGTATAGTCCCACACTTTAGCGATTATGATATTGTTAAAGAAAAATATCCTTCGCACTATGTAATTAATTTATTAAATCCTAGACCATTAGAAGTTGTAAAACAAATTACCAGTTGTAAAAAAATAATATCTAGTTCACTTCACGGAATAATAGCGGCTCATGCTTATAACATTCCTGCAGCCTGGGTTAAATTTTCTAATAATCTTAAAGGCGACGATACAAAATTTAAAGATCATTTTGAATCAGTGAACTGCCAATCTACGCTGTCTACCATGCAAAACCCTGTATTCACTCAGCCTACATATAGTACGGTACCTTTAATAAATATCTTTAATAATTTATAGGAAGGTATATGTTTAAGAATATTTTTATTGTAGGAACTGGACGTTCAGGAACACACTTTTTGTGTAGATCGCTTAGAGGATTTTCAAACGTTGACGATTACCAAAACGGTAAAGAGAATCATGATATAAGGATTCCGTTAACTGAAATGGCACTTAAACATCAGCCACTTTCTTCTCACATTATTGATTATTATACTTCTTCTATCAAAGAAGCTGAACATAATGGTAAAATATTTTTAGATCAGTTACATACAAATTTATATCATGTTGATCAATTAGCAAAACATTTTCCTAGCTCATTGTTCTTAGCCACCCAGAGACCTAAGGAACAAATTGTTGCATCTATGTTAAATCACGGTGGCGTAAGAAAATGGTTCAAGTACGCGATGAAGCACGACGATGTAGTATTTCCTAATAAGTTTTTAGGTGTTAACAGCAGAGAAGAAATACAAAGAACAGACGAGCATGTGTTATGTGCAAAACGAGTAGATGCACATAATAACGAAACTATGAGAATTCTTAAAAAATATCCTACGAACGTAAGAACAGTCGACTTTACAAAATTAGTGTTAGGACAGGAGCAATACTTTAAAACATTGTTCTCTGAAACTGAGCTACAACAACTCGGTAAATACACTAACATAGAAGCACCTAATCGTGATGCTCTTTTTAAATATAAAAATACACTAAACGCAAACAAACTAAAAGAAATAAAATAATGCAAGAATTTAAATATATCACTGATAAAATTTTAGATGCTCCGTTTTTTACCGAGCCGTTTAAGCATCTTTATATTGAAAATCTATTGTCTAACGAACATTTAGAGATGTTACAGAGTTGCGAGCAAATAAAACTAAATCCAGCCAATTCTACTGAAGAATTAATTAAGACCTTAAAGAACAAAGGTTATAGCGCAATTAAGTTTCCAGGGTGTACAACATCTGTAAAAGAATATCTTAATTGGTATAACAATAAACAAACAGATCAAGTTTACAATGGAGATATTGTAGAAGCATTTGGTATGGCGTTTAACTTAGAAAATATAAAATCACAAGAGATCAAAAATCTTGTAAATTTTTTAAACAGTGATCATTTTCATCAGACATTACATAAAAAATTTAATATAACAAGAGAAAGTCGTGTTACTACACGGATTCAAAAATATCTTACTGGATATGAAATAAGTCCTCATCCTGATGTGCGATCAAAATGTTTGACTTACTTGATTAATATCAATACAGAAAGTGCAGTAGAAAAGCAAAACGTACATACACATTTATTAAAATTTAAACCAAAATACAGAACAATTTACAATTACTGGGAATCAAATCCTAGTGTAGACAGATGTTGGGTACCGTGGGAATGGTGCGAAACAAAAAAATATGTTTCAAAAAATAATTCTTTAGTTATGTTTGCACCAAGTAATGATACCTTACATGCTGTGAAACTAGAATATAATCATTTACCATTCCAAAGAACACAACTGTACGGTAATCTATGGTATACTAAAAAAGTAAAGGCAAAAGAAGCGTATTACCAAAATCTTCCTGTATAGCTAATATTTCAATATAAATACCCTGATGAAAATAGTATTAGTAACAGGTGGTTTTGACCCTCTTCACATAGGACACATTTCGTATTTCAAAGAAGCAAAAGCTCTAGGCGACTATTTAGTGGTCGGAATAAATTCGGATGCTTGGCTAACAAGAAAAAAAGGCAGACCTTTCATGCCAGCAAAAGATCGAGAAGCTATTATTAATGCGTTAGCTGATGTAGATAATGTAATCCAGTTCGACGATTCAGATGATACGGCCTGCGATGCTATCATGCAAACACTAAATTTTTGGCAAACAGATGATACTATAATTTTTGCTAACGGCGGAGATCGTAAACAGGGTAATGTTCCGGAAGAAGATAAATTTGCTAATTATGACCGAGTAAAGTTTGCCTATGGTATAGGCGGAAATGATAAAGCAAACTCGTCAAGTTGGTTGCTAGACGAATGGAAAACACAAAAGACTGAACGCAAATGGGGTTACTGGCGTGTTCTAGATCATAAACCTGATAAGGGATATAAGGTAAAGGAACTTGTCATCATGCCAGGACAAAGTTTAAGTGATCAACGCCATTTTAAAAGAATGGAAGACTGGACTGTGCTAGAAGGTATTGTAAAAATGGATACTGAATATAACAAGATAAAAGACAGCGTTCACTTAACACCTGGCAGTATGACCTACAATATAGGTAAAGAAGTTTGGCATTGTGCGAGTAATCCAGGCAAAGAACCTGCACACATCCTTGAGATACAATGGGGTTCGGAATGTGTTGAAGAAGATATTGAGAGAAGATAATGAATACAGTTTTTATTGGATATGACCCTAGAGAGGATATTGCATATCAAGTTTGTAAATATTCTATACAATCTAGAAATCCTACAATTAAAGTAGAACCTTTAGTACAAAAAGATTTGAGAGATAATGGCTGGTATTGGAGAGCCGAAGATAAACTAGGATCGACAGAGTTTACGTTTACAAGATTTTTAGTTCCAGAACTGATGTACTTCGATGGGTGGGCTGTGTTCATGGACTGCGATATGATATTACAAACTGATATGGAAGAATTATTTGCGCAAGCAGACGATCAATATGCTGTTATGGTAGCTAAACACGATTACACTCCTAAGCCAGGCACGAAAATGGATAATAAAACGCAACATCCATATCCGAGGAAAAACTGGAGTTCTGTAATGATGTTTAATTGTTCTCATCCCAGTAATCAAAAGCTTACTGCTGATTTAGTCAATCATCCCGAAACAACTGGAAAATATCTTCATAGATTTTCTTGGCTTGACGATGAAGAAATTGGAGAAATTTCACACGAATGGAATTGGTTGGTTGGTTGGTATAAGGAACCGCATGATGGCAATCCAAAATGTCTTCACTATACAGAAGGCGGCCCGTGGTTTGAAAACTATAGAACTTGCCCATATAATCGTGAGTGGAAAACCGAACTATATAATATGTTAGAAGTCAAAACAAACTAATGATTTTTTTAAGTAAAGGTGGTGATGATCCGTACATAAATGATTTCGCTGACGGATGTGGTGAGAAACCTACCTCTACAGATTATTTTGTATACGAGGATTCCAAAGATCCGATTGTGCTTAGAGGTATTCTTAAGAAAAAAATTATATACCAGTGTTGGGAAGATGGACGCGATTTTTATTATATGGATACAGGGTATTTCGGAAATGAAGTTTCACGTAGGAATCCCAGCGGTTGGAAGTATTGGCACAGAATTGTTAAGAACGATTTACAACACGATGCAATCGTAGATCGTCCTCCTGATAGATTTGAAAAACATCAAAAAAAATTACCTAGCTGGAAAAAGGATGGGCGGAAAATATTAATTGCCGCTCCTGACGAAAAACCATGTAAGTTCTATGGAATTGACTTAGAACAATGGATAAACAATACTGTAGCAGAGATTAAAAAACACACTGATCGTCCTATAGAAATTCGTAGAAGAGACAAAAGTAGATTGAATAGGACAATCAATAAGCCTTTTTTAGAAGCTTTGAAGGACGATATATTTGCATTAGTGACATATAACTCAAATGCCGCTGTTGAATCGATATTCAACGGCATACCTACCTTTGTGCTCAGTCCTGTACATGCGGCTTCTCCTGTTTCTAGGACAAGCCTTGATAAGATAGAAAACCCGTATTACCCTCATAAAGATAAACTGTTTGCTTGGGCATGTCACCTAGCTTATGGTCAATACCATATTAATGAAATACGTACTGGTGTGGCAAAGAACATGATGATGAGATAAACCATGAGCAAAATAAGTTTAGAAGATGCATTCATAAAAGGATCAAAAGGCGAGTTTGATAAAGAAAATGAAATTGTAGTTAGAGGTATTATTAAAAAAGATAGGATGAATCATGCTCGTAAAGAAGGCAAAGATTTTTACTATATAGATACAGGATACTTAGGTAACTTTCCGAGCGTTGGGAATCCAGGGGGTAAGAAAGTATACCATAGAGTGGTTAAAAATGGATTGCAACATAGTGAACTACGAGATGTACCTGCAGACAGATGGAATAAAATTATAACCGACGATCCTAGATTAGCTTTTAAAGGAAAAAAGAATTTTGATAAAAAAATTCTGTTAGTTATGCCAAATCCAAAAGCCTGCAACTTTTACAATATAGATTATGAAACTTGGGTAAAAGAAATAAAACAACAAATTGCAACTAATATAGATTTACCTATCGAAGTAAGAATTAAAGGTACAAGAACATATAGAAATAGAGAATATTCAATATATGATGCATTTGACAGTGGTGTTTATGCTACTGTATGTTTAAACAGTATTGCTGCTTTAGAATCTGTGTTATACGGAATACCTGCATTTGTTAGTGTTCCGTGTGCAGCAACACCGTTAGCTAATACCGATTTAAAAAATTTATCAAACCCATTCTTTCCTGATAAATCTATTATACAGAAGCAGTGTCACAACATTGCATACGGCCAGTTTACAGTCAACGAGATTGAAAACGGGACGGCTTGGAATATAATTAAAAGATACGAAAAATGAAACTGTTAGTAAACGATAAAGAAATTGCTCACTTTTTACATAGTTTGATAGACTATGAACAAAAAGTTAAGGATATGCATATATCTTTTCCTGAAGCTCAAGAATTTATAGATAATTTTAAAAAGAAGAATGATAAGAAACGCTTGCCCGTAAAAAGATTCCCGCCATTGGGGAAAAAGAAAGCATGGGATAAAATTACAAAGGCTGTGTCGAGAGGTGCTAGAGCACACGTTGAAATGGTAAAGGAATATCTTTTAACACAAAGAGAAGCAGATTATCATAGAATACATAAAGGTATCGAGCCTATTATCAATCACTTTGGTGCTGATTATATTTTTAAAAAATATCGTGCATCCAAAAAAGAAAATTTCGTAAAAAGCACAGGATACAAGCTAGATCCTAAAGCAACCTTTATTAGACGCAAAGAGTTTATCAACTATAAACAAGATTGTCTTATAAGAAATACAACCGGTAATGAAGAACTACTCGTTACAAAGATAGATGAAAATTATCCATTTTGGTTTATAGATAGCGGATATACTAACTTTGTCGAACCGAACAAAAAATGGCATAGACTAATTAGAAATCATTTACATTATGGTAAATTCTTTGATGCTCCTGTTGATAGATTAGGCAATTTTAAAAAGTTTCCAAAAAAATGGAGAGGTGACGGAGAATATATTTTAATTCTTGAACCTGGACCTTTTGCGGCTCAAGTGTTTCATGTAAATTTAGATGGCTGGGCAGAACGAGTAAAGGAAGAGTTAAGTAAGTACACTGATAAAAAAATTATAATTAGAGATAAAAAACCAAAAACAAAAAGAACAAATTTACACAAGGAACTTTCTAATGAAGACTACCATTGTGTAGTAAGTATTAATTCGAACGGAGCAACTGAATCTATATGGGCAGGTGTTCCTGCAATAACATTAGGTAGACACATTACTAATCCTGTAACTGTGAATCAATTAAGCGATGTTAATAACTTATATAAAGGTGATCTTTCTAGATGGTTGTGTATGTTAAGTTACAGCCAGTTTACGTTCGACGAATTAAAAAACGGTACTGCTCTTAAAATAATTAAAGAATATCATGGCTAAACTTACCGCTGTAGCATACTATGCAGGCATTCCTGCTAGAAACAATAATCCAGAAAAGCCGCAAATATTAAATAATTTTGTTGCGGGGGTTCAGACCGCAGGCGATAATGGTATTCTACACAGAGGCACTAATGTTATTGATGCCGATGTGGCATTGATACAAGGGTATGTTCATGAACATGGAAAGTCCGCTCCACACCTGCAAGTTCGTAGGAACGCAATCGATTATCAAAAGAAGCGGAATAAAAGATCTTTAATTGTTGATTCTAACTTATTTCTATATAAAGACGCCTCAAACTCTAAAAGATATTTACGATATAGTTTTGACGGAGTATTTCCTAATACAGGATTTTACTTTGATAAAGATATAGACAGTACTAGATGGGATCAAATAAGCAGAAACTTAGGTATAACATTAAAGCCTTGGAGGACTTCGGGCGATCATATATTATTGTGTTTGCAAAGAAACGGTGGCTGGAGTATGGGAGGGCTTGATGTAATTACTTGGATGAATCGTACTATTGAAGAAATACGCAAATATGACAATAAACGAACAATCATTATAAGACCGCACCCGGGAGACAAGAAGATAAAAAACTTCTTGAGAATACAACACAAGAATGTGCGTCTAAGCACAGCCCGTGATATTACTCAAGATCTTCAAAATGCATGGGCTACTGTAATCTATAATAGTTCTCCTGGTGTTGCAAGCGCAATCGAAGGAGTGCCCGTTATAATAACAGATCCTACATTGGGGCATAGTCAGTCTGAGGACGTTTCTAACATTGGAATTCAAAATATTACAAATCCTAAAATGCCCGACAGAGAGCAGTGGGTCCGTAAACTGGCAATGTCTCATTGGAACTTTGAGGAATTAAAAAACGGAACTGCTTGGCAGTTTTTTAAAAGATACGTTACCTAAATTGTTGCCAATAAGGTTCGGTTCTAGGTACTTTTAAATCATCGCGTTTGCTCTTGCCTAGTGTCTTCCTGTTACCTTTTAAATGATCTAAATACGCACCCCAGTCACTATTAATTAGAGGATGCCCTTCGCCCTGGCTCATACCTCGTCGAGGTCTAATATCTTGAAGGCTGGTTGCCCAATCGTATTGTTTCATCTTAGGAAAACGCTGTCTGACTCCATCGAACACAAAACTGTCGTGCCATTCCGCCATTGTAAATATTCCACCGTTATCTTCGGGAGCGTCGTAAGCGAGTTGAAATTCTTTCAAAAAGTCTTGAACAATAGGCGATGTCAACTTCATTGCATACAGTCCGCACTCTGAATATTTTCCTTTTCTCCCAAGATAACAGAGATCTTGTTTACTAGGTAGAAATTCTTGTAGAGCGTTATAAGATATAGGGCTATGACAAATAGTATCAGCATCCATCCAAATTAGCCATTCAGTATTACATTTTTTTGCACAATCAAATATAGAATAAACTTTATGTGCGAATCTGACCGCGTCCCATTTAAATCCTTTTCCTGCATCCCTTCGTTTGCTCCTTACAGGATCCTTTGTAACATCCCCGTTTGCTTTAGGAACTCCTTTCCATTTATTTTTAAATGCTATTAACTCTGATACTGAGTCTAAGTCAATAAGCACTACCCTGTTATGATCGGGAACATAGGGATTGCATTTTTCCGGATAAACAAATAACTTAACTTCTGATGGCCAATTTTCTACAAACGTGTTTATCATTCGTTGCCCGTATTGTTTTAATCCTGCTTCATGAAATGTTGTAACTACCGATATTGTCATTTTATTTTCTTCCAAACGTGAAAAATCCCTTCTTGAGATATTGCTCTATAACCGTTGTTGTAAAAAGCCTTTGTGTATTCTCTTCCTAGAACTTCGTGTCCTTCGATAAAAAAATCTGGTCTGTGCCTTAGCATAGCAGGAACAAATCGACCTATATGATCACGATGTTCTAAATCAAGAAAAACAGCAGTAAGATGATCTAAACCGTGAATATCAGTTCCTGGCATTCTATAAATTAAATTCTTTGCTTTTATAGGTGGCTTTTCCTGTGCCAGAACAAACACAGTTCTATACACAGATAATAAGTCTTCAAGGTACCCGAATGCATTTCCGACTACTAATGCATTCTCGAAAACCAAATCTAATTTTTTCAATCTCTTAACGAACTTACTCATAATGCTTAAATACAACATATTTATAGTGCAGCTTTATGAACTTCAAATTATATCGAGAGCACGGAGCTCTAAATTCTCCTCCTGTATTTGATGCCGTGGAAAAAGGCCTGCGTCGAATCGGACAAAATATTGTGTCTCATAATGAAGACATTCCTGTGATATGGAGCGTCTTGTTTTCGGGAAGAATGCAACGAAACAGACAAATTTACTTTGATGCAATATCGAATAACAAACCTGTTCTTATTGTAGAAGTAGGAAATTTACAAAGAAACGGATATTGGAGATTAAGTTTTAATAACATTAATCGAGATGGTGAATTCGCTAATGATTCTGATTTAGATCCGGATAGACCTAAAAAACTAGGCATAGATCTAAAGCCATTAAAAAATAATCGGCAATCGCATGTGTTAATTACAGGACAGCATGAGAAAAGTTTGCAATGGAAGGGAATGCCCCCTATGAGCAAATGGATCGAGGACACAATCGTGCAGGTAAGAAAATACACTAATAGAGAAGTTAAAATAAGACCGCACCCTAGATGTCCTGTTAACCTAACAAAATCTTATAAGAATGTAAGTGTTGAACGACCTAAGCAGATAAAAGGGACCTATGATAGTTTTGATATTACATACGATTGCCATTGCGTTATAAATTTTAACAGCGGTTGTGCAGTACAAGCCGCTATTGAAGGAACGCCTGTCATCACAGATTGTTCAAGCCTTGCTTACCCAGTCAGCGATAAGATAAAAAACATAAATGAGATACATTTACCCGATAGGACAGATTGGTTAACAAAATTATCTCACTCAGAATGGACGGTTGACGAGATTTCATCAGGACTTCCTTTTTTAAGATTGCTAAAAGTCTTGAATTAATTACCTAAATGCGTTATAATACCTATATGAGTTATATATACGCAGAAGATGCTTTTGAAGATTTTTACGAACTTGTTATTAACAGAAGTATAATTCCCGATAAACCTGATAGAAGTCCAATCACAAGTTTTGGAAATATAATTATCTCTAAAAGGCAATTTACGGAAAAGCAAGCACAGTTTGCCCTTAAATTATTATCGAAGTATCAAAAGCAATCTGTAATACATGGTTTAGACTATGAAGACGTAATTCTTAATCCGAAATGGAAAAATTCTTTTAGATCCATCGATTACAGTCGTAAAATTTGGATAGAACAAGATGAAGAGCATACAATATGGGTCTGTCTTAAATTTCCTTACAAGCTTAAGGAATCATTTGAACACACCGTGGCTAACAAAATAGATGCTCAATTTAATGATGATATCTATGACAAAGATAGATCTGTAAGGATGATGCAAATAAACTGCGTGAATTTTGTTTCTTTAGAAGAGTTTGTAAATTCAAATGGTTTTGAAAAAGACAAATCATATGAAGATATCTTATCATTTATCAACGAAGCATTATTGAATTCGGATAATATTATCCCTAAATCCGTAATAAAGAATAATGAAGTAATTTTAAAAAATTCTACACAAGAAAGTAATAATTTTTTTAATTCAAATAAAACAGGCAATATCAAAAACGATTTATTGTTAGCAAAATTTATGGGCATTTATTTTTCAGGCAATGTATCTAATACTATAGAACAAATTTGTTCTCTTGAATCAAACTTATACTGGCTTGAAGACGATATAAATTTTTTTAGCATTTCAAAAGAATTGGAGGGGACTATAGTTTATGTACGAGATAGATCTGTAGAAGCTATTCCTTGGATTAAAGGAATTTTAGCAATAACAGATAAGTTAGACATTCCTAGAGAAGATATTGTTGTTTGTTTTCGAGAGTCTGAACAGTTTAATAATTTTTTAAAAGAACAAGGTGTAACCGGCAAAATAGGAAATCAAAAATATTTTTTCTTTGAATATAAACCACCTAAATGGTTGTTTTCTAAAAAGAAAGATGTTAAACTAATTGGTACAGATGTGTTATTTATGAATCAGCTTCCCCCTATTACACGTCACTGGTTCGGATCGCATCCATGTGTTATAAACATAAACAAAAGCAAACCTGTGTTCGGGTCGTTTGAGGGAAAAAACATTGTCAAGTTGTAAACTTATCATCAAAGACGAAGTTAATATAAAGTTCGAAGGTCTTGATGTCGAAACACGCAGGAAATGTGTAAACGAATTAAAATACGAGCTTCCTTACGCAAGGCATATGCCTGCTTTTAAGCTTGGTAGATGGGATGGCACAGTTTCTTTCTTTGGCATCGGCGGTAATGGTTATCTTGCACATCTAGATAGATTATTGCCTATTGTGGAAAAACAAGGCTATGATATATCAGTTGATGATGAAAGGCAACATGCTGAATTAAAGTTTGATCTTATCGATGAGAATTTTTGGAACAACAAAGGCGTCTGTTGGCCCGAAGGACATCCTTCAGCAGGCCACCCTATTATTTTAAGAGACTATCAGTATGACGTAGTGAATAAGTTTTTAGAGAATCCGCAGAGCATACAAGAAGTAGCTACAGGTGCTGGAAAAACTATTACAACTGCTACACTAAGTAACATCTGCGAAAAATACGGACGCACAGTAGTAATTGTTCCTAACAAAAGTCTAGTTGTACAAACTGAAGAAGATTATCGTAACTGCGGGCTAGATGTAGGAGTATACTTTGGAGACAGAAAAGAACTAGGACACACACATACAATTTGCACTTGGCAAAGTTTGAATGTATTAGAAAAAAAGAAATACGATACCGAAGCACTAAGTCTTGCAGAATTTGCTGAAGGTGTTGTAGCGGTAATTGTTGACGAAGTGCATCAAGCAAAAGCCGATGTATTAAAAAAACTGCTTACACAAAATTTTAGACATGCGGCTATTCGTTGGGGATTAACAGGTACAGTACCTAAGGAAGAATGGCAGTTCCAAGGCATACTTGCAGGTATCGGACCGGTTATCAATCAAGTTTCTGCTCACGACTTACAGCAAAAAGATGTACTTGCAAAGTTAGAAATTAATATTTTACAAACAAAAGATATCGAAACATTTAGAAATTTTCAAGAAGAATATAAATGGTTAGTTACCGATAATAAACGACTAGATTGGATTGCGGCTACCATTGACACTCTTAAAGAAAGCGGAAATACTCTTATTCTTGTCAACAGAGTTGATACAGGAAATAAGTTAATAGAGAGATTAAATGATGCTGTTTTTGTTAGCGGTAGCATGAAATTAGATGATAGAAAGGATGAATATGATGAAATTAGGACAGCAGATGGCAAGATACTTGTTGCTACATATGGTGTTGCCGCTGTGGGTATTAACATTCCTCGCATCTTTAATCTTGTCTTGATAGAACCAGGCAAGAGCTTTGTACGAGTTATACAAAGTATCGGAAGAGGAATTCGTAAGGCTGAAGACAAGGATTTTGTACAGATATGGGACATTACTTCTACTTGCAAATATGCAAAAAGGCATTTAACGGAAAGAAAAAAGTTTTATCGAGAAGCAAAATATCCGTTCACTATAACAAAGGTTGACACATGACAAAAATTTTAACATTAGAAAATAAATCGTTTGATTTAAACGAACTACCAGAAGAGTTAGAAGAGGATGTTAGATTTGCAGTATTAGATAACTCAGATCCAAAAGATCCTGACTTCTTTTTTATTCCTTTAGTTTTCTTAGAATCATTTAATGCACCTGCAATACAAATGAAGATCGGCGGCGCTGAAATCACAATGCCGCTGGATTGGTGTATGGTTGTAGGTGATAAAGAGTGCGGAATGGATCCTGAAGTGCTTCCGCTTACATCTATTAACGAACGAGGCTTTGAAGCATTTATATACAATCCTATTAACGGATTTAGAATTGAATATGCATCTGTAGAAATTACAAATATTTTTCAGGATGTTAAATGGTACTTTCCTAAAATGAAAAACGGACAGTTGCTTTGTGTGCCTTTAAATAATGATCCAAATCCGTATTGTGCGTTCTTTGTAAAAGAGATAAGTAGACAAAGTGAAGTGCTACAATTAACCAAATTAGTGTAGGAGATAATATGACATTGAAAGCAGGCAAAGTATGGGGACAGACAGAACTGATTCATGCTAACGGAGTTCTTGAGTTTCACAGAATTGAATTTAAAGCAAAAGCAAAATGTTCCGAACATAAACACGAATTTAAATGGAACGGTTTTTTTGTTGAGTCAGGTAAAATGTTAGTTCGTGTATGGCAAGATGATCAAGACGGATTGATTGATGAAACAATTCTAGAAGCAGGAGATTTTATGCAAGTTAAACCTGGTAAGTTTCATCAGTTTGAAGGTATCGAGGATGGTGTAGCATTTGAACTATATTGGGCTGAATTTAATCACGATGATATTAAAAGAAGATCTGTCGGAGCTAAATCTTGATAGAAGATTTTAAAGTTCCGAGAGGATCTCAACTATTACAAGATTTATTTGCCTACTCAGTATCAAAGAACAAAACCTATATTGAAATAGGTGCGGCTTACCCTTTAAAAATTAATAATACCTATCAATTAGAAAAAAAAGGTTGGGCAGGATTTAGTATTGAATTAATGCAACATAGGGCTGATCAATGGCGAGATGCAGATCGTAACAACAAAATCTATTGTGCAGATGCTATACAATTTGATTATTTAAATGCATTGCAAGAAAACCATTTGCCTAATAGAATAGGATATTTAAGTTGCGATATTGAGCCGCCGGCTAATACATTTTCAGCTTTAAAACGTGTAATAGAACAAGGCATAGTTTTTGATTGTATTACATTTGAACATGATAGATATCAGAGCGATATAAATTATGATCCTATTGTTACTGAATATTTAAAAGATGCTGGATATAAAGTTGCGGTCAGCGATGTATATAGATATAGAAAATTTAGAGAAGAAGGCAAGAAAAAGAAAGTTAGTAAAAAATGTTTTATGGAAACATGGTATGTCAACACAGATATCGATTTTCCAGAATTAACTTACGATGAGTGGTTAGAGACATATAAATGATACATTGTGTAACTACAATGAGTAAAGGCTACTATAATAAGATAGGAAAGTATATGATCCAAAGTTGGATTAAGTTTTGTCCTGAAAATTATAGATTACATTTATACCTAGAAGATTTTCAAATTGATGTCATAGATAATCGAATTATTTTAGAAAATTGGGCAGATGTAAGTCAGATGTTAGATCATTTCAATGGCAATGTATACCATGAGTCTGTAATGTATAAACACGGATTTACACTTAAAGCTCTGACACAAATTGCACTATTTAAAAAGTTACAAGGTGGAAAAGTATTTTGGATAGACGCCGATGTAGTCTTTTTAAAGACGTTACCAGATGATTTTTTCGATAGCTTAATTGAGGACTATCCTCTTGCAGGCTGGGGTGAGCACAGTTTAGAATCAGGAACCGTATGGTTTAACTTAGATCATCCAGACTGGCATAGCATACAAAAAGAGTACGAAAGTATATATCTAGGACCTAGAGGACTACCGGACGGTGAAAGATGGTTCGACGGCGAGTTGTTAGGTAGAGCAGTAAGAGACAGCGGAGTCACTACAAATAATCTAAGAAGACTAACCACTAAGAAAACCAGTACACACTCTAATCATGCCTGGACTGGAAAATACCTTAGGCATTTCAAAGCCAAAGGTAAAAAAGAAGAACGCTTCTTAGAAGAACTTAGAAAATTAAATTTAGACGATTTTATAATTCAAGTACAACAAACCGATCTTATTACGGATAACGATTAATGGCCGTGTATATAAAATCGCACAATTGCATTTTTGTCCATATACCTAAAACAGGCGGAACAAGTATTGTGACATGGTTGGAAAATAATTTTGAAGTAGATAAAAAAAGCAAACATTGTTCAAACGATACAGCCTTAGAATATTGGCCGAATAGCGAATGGTCTTTTGCTGTGGTAAGAAACACATGGGCTAGACTTGCCAGCTCATACACATATCAAATTCAATATTATACAAACAGATTAAATTTAATTAATCAAGGAAAAGCAAAAAAACCTCATAAACATTTTTGGAAAAAGGATACCGTCGAACATATATTACAAGAACTAGATAAAGGATTTGAATATTATTTAACACAGTTTGATAATCCATTAGATCTAGATCCTCAAACTTCCTACATTAACGGCGTAGATTACATTTTAAGATTAGAAAATGTTAATAATGATTTTAAACAAATACAAGAAAAATTAAATTGTTATGATGCTCTGCCATTAAAAAATACTTCTAGTAAAACGGATTATAAAACTTTTTATAACAGTAAAACAAAGGTTTGGGTAGCTAAAAACTACGCAGAGGAAATTGAAAAATTTAAATATAGGTTTGAAGATATATGAAAGCATTTATTATAACATTACGTGGCAATGAAATTTCTGAAAAGCACTCAAAAGATTGTGTTGTCCAAG